GTCGCAGGCCTAACCAGCCTGAATCCTGTGTCCATAGCATGGGAGCTTGTTCCTTACTCCTTCGTAGCCGACTGGTTTGTCGACATCGGAGGGTACTTAAGGAACATGGAGTCTAGTCTACTGTACCGCACTGACTTCACCGGAGGTTACACCGTGGCCCGTTCTAAACAAACGGTCACGGAGACAGCTGGTGGAGGCAATCCTGCGTACTTTGTAAGCGCCACTGGAAGCGCCCAGACTACGGAATTCGCGCGAGCGGTCCTAGGATCCTCGCCGATGCCCCGAGCCCCGACTTTCAACCCAAAGTTAGGAACCTCAAGACTCATTTCGGCCGCATCACTTCTAAGCCAGCAGTTGCACAGCTTGAAGCACAAGCGGTAGGGTTAGGAGAGATCATCTCCTTAATCATGATATGCGAGCTATACGCACGTCTGCAAAGACGGTTCTGGATTTAGCATCCAGAGCATAACTTCCATCGTGAGAGGACCACTCTGTGGTTATCATCACTCAGTAAAGGTATACCTAATGTCCGCAGTCGCTAATATCGTTCTTAACGACGCACAGGGAACTCCTGTGGCTCACACTTTCATCCCGTTGGGTCCGGATGCTTCCGGTACCTGGTGGTGGGAAGATCAGACCGGCACATCGTCGATCGCTTATAACAGGATCTCGATGCAACTGGTCCGTCCTTCTCCCGCTCAGGCCGGTCAGAATTCGGATAAACGTGTCAACCGCGTCAAAGTTGGGCTTCATACGCCCAAGGTGGAGGCTCTCGGTGTCGCGGATTCGGGCTATACGCCCAGTCCGACCATCGCTTATACTCCCCGATGCAACATTGAGTTCATCATGTCGGAGCGTGCACTTCTCCAGGATCGGAAGGACCTGCGTAAATATGCAGACTTCCTCCTGGCTGAGACGCAGCTCACCAACATGGTGGAAAATCTCCAAAACGTGTTCTGATCTTCTAGAACACCTACAGGAGAAACTCAATGGTCAAGCAAGCGGGGTCTCCCCCGTCAATGCGCGAGATCTTTTTCGCGCTTTGCAAGAAGGTTGACACCCCAGTGTCCTTGGGTGCTTGGTTAAGATTCGAGCATGACCAGCTCGCTCTTGCCAAGATGGAAATAAACCCAAAGGATTATCAGGACGCCGAAGCATTCGCTAAGGACTACCTAGTCGTAAGTTTCCTTTCTAAATGGAAGGGACTCAAAACTGGGTTGGACTTGGATGCGGAGGCACTTCAGCGCTTCATTGCTGCTGAAGACATCTGTCGAGAGACAAACTTGCGGATCCGAAAAGCGCGACTCGGAGGGATAAACCCCTTCGTCGCCGCAGTGATATACACTGCTCAGCGGAAAATTGCTGCGCTAATCGGGCCTGCGAGTTATTTCAAGATAGAGCCCTGGTTTGGATGGGGACCGGGTGCGACGTACGAGATTCCTCGGCGACGTGCCTTTGTCGATACGAAGATGTCAGAACTACCGTTCGCAGTAACACCGAAAGCAGATCGGTTATTTAGGTCTGTTTTAGGAGATGATCTTCATTGGTCATCTGCAGTCGGTCCAGCACTAACGACGAAAGTCGAGTCGTGCAGGATCGAAGCTGTTCCTAAAAATGCGAAAACCCATCGCATTATTGCGATTGAACCGAGAGCCAACTCATTCCTTCAAAAAGGAGTGGGTGGGTACTTTCGTAGTAGATTGAAACGGGTTGGTATCGATCTGGATGACCAGAGCCGGAACCAAAGAGGCGCTCGACGCGCTTATGAGGCCGGCCTTGCTACGCTTGATCTTAAAGCGGCAAGTGATACCGTCGCGAAGGAGGTCGTTTACGAACTCCTTCCTCTGGAGTGGGCAATGCTTCTCGACGATCTCCGATCGCCATCTGCAGAAATGCCAGATGGTTCTAAGAGGTCTTTAGAGAAGTTTTCGTCGATGGGGAACGGGTTCACCTTTGAACTCGAGTCCTTGATCTTCTGGGCTGTGGTAAGCTCAGTAGTCGACATGCTAACTCCAGGCGGCGAGGTTCTGATCTACGGAGACGACATCATCTGTCCGCGGGAAACCGCGACGCAGGTGATCGAGTGCTTGGCCTTCTTGGGTTTCCAGATAAACAACGAGAAATCGTTTATTGAAGGAAATTTCTTTGAAAGCTGCGGCAAACACTTCTTCCAAGGGAAGGAGGTTACTCCTATCTATCAGAAAGAGGTCATCGAGTGCGAAGTTGAGTTGCTTCGACTCGGAAATCGGCTCATTAGATACGCTTATTCCAGAAGCTCTGGAAATTCACTCCTTGAGTGGACTTCTTCGGCCTGGGAAACTGTGTATCGAAGAGCTACCTGGTCAAAGTACTTCCAGTTGCCTTTGGGCACGCTGGGAGACGATGGTTGGGTAGTCCCTGCGGACCGATTCTTTGCTCGACGCCAGGACGTGAGTCTTGGATTGTCTTGCAAGGTAATGACCTTCATCTCGCGTAGCCTCCCGGCGCGCGAAGATGTCTTGCTGGCATGGACCCTCCGGAAACTCGCAGGACCATTCCCTCGTCTTGAAAAAGACGTGGAAGAAAGAATGGTTAGCGATATCCCGGGTCCCGTGATGCGGCCTGGTAAGAGCCCAATGTCGTCCCGTGAAAACGGTCGACAGGAGGCTCGTATCCAGGTTGACGCCACATCACACGTACCTGCTGCGGGTACGCGCTGGGTAATGCCCAGCTGGGAGTTCTCTCTAAGCTTCTGAACGATAGCTAGAGTGGTGGGGGC